ATTGTTGGTAAAGAAGCTTATGCGGTAGTTCATCTTAAATCAGAAACTGGTGATTTCTATGTAGAGCCACTAGGTTCTGGTGGATCGGCTGACCCTCTTCATCAAAGAGGATCAGTGGGTTGGCAGCATCCCTTCGTAGCTAGAATTTTAAACGATGCGTTTATGCTAAACTTAACGGCTACCCATAGTTAAGATTGTATTTAATGTATATCTGTAGTATGGTATTATCGTTTTTAGTGAAAAATGAGGTACTATATGAAAAGATGTTCAAAATGCAAAAAAGGAAGAAGTTATGATGAATTCTATAAAGACAAGACAGCAAAAGATGGATACAACAGTATTTGCAAACTTTGTCGTCTTGAGATGGATAGAAAACGTCGTAAAACTGATCCTGATTGGGTTAAAAGACGTAAAGAACAGAATAAAAAATTTCATGAGGAAAATAAGGAAAAAATTGCAGAACGGAAAAAGAGATGGTTAGCTTCCGAGAAAGGGAAAGAAAGCCATAGAAAATCTAATAAAAAATATAAAGAAAAATTTCCAGAAAAAAAGAAAGCTCATGATGCCATATATCGCGCTGTTAAAAAAGGTGAACTTTTTAAACCTTCTCATTGTCAAATTTGTGGCGAAGAGGGGAATACAGAAGCTCATCATGCAAGATATGGAAGAGAACAAAGAACTTCTGTTATTTGGGTCTGCAAAATTTGCCATTCAAAGTTAACATAAATAGGAGGTTAAAATTATGGCTCAGATGAAAGTATTTGGATGGACCAATCCAGCAGCAGCAGTTGCTAGAAATGAGTCTATCGGTTTCACAGTAGGTGAAATAACAGTAACAGATGTAACAAACGGTAATCAATGGTATTGGAATTCATCAATGGCTGATGCCTATTATGTACTAGTATCAACAGGTGCTGTTACTACATCTAACGGATTTACACCATTATCTCAATCAACAGCAGTAGCAGCTACAATCAGTGGCTTTACTAATGCTGCTCCTGGGGTAATTACTGTAAATGATACAGCTACATTTGGTTTTGCAGCTGGCGATACTATTAAAGTATCAGAACTTGCAGATGATGATACAGCAACAAGCCTTAATGGCACATTTACTGTTGCTTCTGTAACTGCTACTACTATTACTTTAGTTGAAGATACAAGCTTATATAGCGTTTATGTATCTGGTGGTAAAGTATCAAGAGTATCTGATACAGACGGTAAAGCTATACCAGTAGAAAACCAAGCTATCCAAGGTATTACTTTAGGCACAGGTGTTGTTGGTGGAAACAATGCTGTAATGGTTGCTGTAGTACATGGAGAAAATGTAGTAGTATAATCTAATACTATTAAATAGAAATATAAAGGGTTGAGAGACTTAGTTTCTCTCTCCCTTTTAAATAACGAGGAAAAATATGAGTCAAGAAAAACATCAAAAAGTAAAACTAGATGAGCTTCAAAAGCTGCCTATTATAGGTAAGCAGCCTGTGAATGAAAAGGAAGAAAAATTCCTTCGCGAAATCTGTGAATTTGAGTTTATGAACATAGAAGAACCTGGTCTTTCCCACCGTTTCCCTTATGGAAATGCAAAGAAAAACCATAATTTTACTCTTTTCCATGGAGGTAAATATAAACTACCAAGGTTTATAGCTCAGTGGATTGAGTCAAGAACTACTCCAATTTGGGATTGGCGTCCTAATGGACAGGGTGGACTAGAGAAAAAATTAATAGGAAATAATCCTAGATTTCAGATGAGACAGGTATACGGAGGATAAGATGGCTAATACTTGGAACCTTTCAGCAATACGAGATAAAGTTAGACAAGTGACTGGCAGATTTAGCCAAGAAGATTTATCTAATGCTCAATTAGATGAGTATATCAATAGATATTATTTATATACTTTTCCAGCAGAAGTTAAATTAGAAGAAAAACATACTTATTATGAGTTTAAGACAAGTGAAAATCAACCAACTTATAATGCTCCTGATATAACTTATACTAATTATGAACCGCCAGCTACAGTAAATAATTTATCAATGCTATGGTACCAAGATAGTGCTAAATTTGAAAATGAAAATCCTCTTCAGTATACTTTTACAACACCGTGGACGGGAGATGGGGCTACTATTACATTTACAACAACAGTCCAAAGCTTTCCAATATACCCGTCTACATTGACAATTACCGATAATACTGAGACTTTTGAAGATACAACAACTACATGGACTGATTCAGATATAGTTATAGCTGGTTCTTTGGGTGGATCTGCAACAATAAATTTAAGTACTGGAGTGGTTAGTGTTACTTTTAACGTAGCTCCTGCAGATGGTCAAAATATATATTTAAATTATGTTCAATTCAGAGCAAATAGACCTCAATCAATTTTATATTTCAATAATCAGTTTCAATTATTTCCTGTTCCTGACCAAGTTTATATAATTAAAATGAGAGCTTATCAGGTGGTAACAGCTTTAACAGAAGCTACAGATACACCTGATTTAAACGAATGGGGTCCTTGCATAGCATATGGTGCAGCAAGAGATATTTTTTCAGATTATGGAGAAAATGATGCTTATTCAGAGACTACAATTTTATATAAAGAGCAAGTTAATTATATATTAACAAGAACAGAACAAGACTTATTAAATACAAGGGCAATGCCTAACTTTTAACAAACAAAGAGGGAATTATGGCTTGGAATAAGGCAAAACCAACTAATTCAGAGAAGATAAGAGAGCTTGGAGAAGTAATTAGACCGAACTGGGATGCTATTGAATCTGCAGATTCTTCATTTAAGCCTGAAGCTTTAAATTTAGCTGATAGGACAGCTTTAGGAATAGCAAACAACCCAACTGCACTAGCAGATTCAGTAATAATGTATTCTAAACAGGACGCAAGTGGAAATCCACAAGCCTATGTAATAGATCCATCTTCTACAATTACAAAATTAACAGGTGGTAGTTCTACTCAAGCTGCAAATGGAAGACTTATACTGCCAAATGGATTAATTTTTATTTGGGGTGGACTATCTATAACAAGCTCTTGGGCTACATATGCCTTTCCTGGGGGATTTACATTTTCAACTGCTGGTTTTTCAATTACAGGGAACCCTAATGGATCTACAACTTCTATAGGATTTCAAAACTTAACTACAACTGGTTTTGATGCAAAAGCGAGTTCAGGCAGTCCTAATATTAAATTTATTGCAATAGGAAAATAAGGAGATAAGATGCCAGATTCTCTACTTATAGCACCCTTTCGTACAGGGTTAGATACTGATCAGGAACCTTGGAACGCTCCAATTGATTCTTTTAGTACTTTAGACAACATTCATATTAAACATGGTTATTTACAAAAAAGAGAAGGATATAAGAAGTTTGCTGATTTAGAATCTATGAGTGGGACTGTTGCTATTACTGGTGTATCTCAAGCGAATCCTGGGGTTGTGACAACAGGCATAGCACATGGATATTCTACAGGAGATAAAATATATATAGCTTCCGTTGGGGGCATGACCGAGATTAATAATAAAATATTTGAAATAACTGTATTGTCTCCAACGACTTTTTCTATCGGAATAGATACTACTAGTCTTAGCGCTTATACTGTTGGTGGTACTTGTGCTCTAACAGATCCTACTACAGATAGAGTAATGGGTTTATCTAGGTATATTGATGGAAGTGGAGCTAAAGTTACATTGGCTTATAACGCAAGAAGAGCTTATAGATATAGCACGGTTACCAATACTTTTGTCCAATTAGATGTAGCTGATATTTTCAGCTCTGGAGAGAATGATTTTATATGGGATGCTAATTGGCAGGCGGAGGATTTAGCTAATAGACTTTATTTTACAAATGGAATAGCTGGGACCCCTAGTGGAGCTGCAACATTGGACGGAATTAGATATTTTGACGATGCAACACCTGCAATAACTACCCCTTTTAATCCAGTTTTAAGTCCACCAGCACCTGCTACGCAAAGAATATTAGATGGAGCTAAATTTATATTTTCACTGGGACAAAGACTAATAGTCTTATTTACATATGAATATGATGCTGGAACAGCGTCTACATCAACATTTCCTCAGAGAGCTCGTTGGTGTTCTAAGCAAAATCCCAGTAATTGGGATGATGTAACTGCAGGCGGTGGAGGTTATACAGACGCCGCAACTGGAGATCATATTATATCAGCAAGAGCAATCCAAAATCAAATTATAGTTTTCTTTACAAATTCAGTTTGGACATTGATCCCAACTTCTGATCCAAATAGGGCGTTTAAATGGCAAAAGATAAATAATTTTAGAGCTTGCGAAGGCAAAATGGCTACAGTTGGATATGATAGATATGCAACAGCATTAGGAGTTCGTGGAATAACAGCAACGGATGGAGTAGAGACTAGAAGAGTAGATGAAAGAATAAGTGATTTTACTACAGATATGATCAATATAAATCAATTTAAAAAAGTGTTTTGTGAAAGAAGCTATAATGAAAAAAGATGGTGGACGCTATTCAATAAAAAAGAAACCATTGGAGACGAAAACGAAGCAGCTTTGATCTATGACGATGATTCTGGAGCTTATTCAACATATACTATTGATATGAACTGTTTAGGGTATGGTAATTTGTCAATTGATTATGCTCTTGATGATTTTACTATTGAGAATAATTTAAATGAATCTTTAGATGAATATAGTGATGAGAGCTTACTCTCTTATTTTTTCTTAGATAACCAAGAAGTCTTTTTAGGGGGAGACATATATGGGTCGATTTATGAATTGGAACGTGGTGCAGATGATAATGGAGAATCTATTGAGTCTGTTTTTTTAACAGCTGCTTGGAATCCTTATAAAGAACAAAATAGAGAAGCTCGCCTTCTATATATCGATATTTTTTTAGATACAGATGTTAAAACAAAAGGTGAAGTTGAATTCTATAAAGATACTGACGAGACTCCATATAAAATACAAGAAATGGACTTTTTACCTAATTTAAGATTTATTACAAGTATTAATAGCGCTACTCAAACTAATCCTGTTAGCGTAGAAGCGCCTGATCATGGTTTATCGACAGGAGATGAAGTCTATATCTACGGTGTAGAAGGAATGGAAGACATTAATAGTGGAGAAGCCTCTGAAGCTTATATAGTAACTATTGTTGATTCTAATAATTTTACATTAGATGGCATAGACGGAACTTCATATGATGCTTTTACAACAGGTGGTGGAATATATAGAAAGATATTTTATAAAACTAAAACTTGGAAAAGATTTTTTTCTGGAGCAATTGGATTTCAACATAAAATTAAATTTAGCTCAAATGGTGCAAATACTCCTTTTAGAATACATGGTATTCAACCATCGTTCAGACCACTTGGAAAAAGAGAGGCCAACTAATGAGTTTACCTACGACAATAACGCTTCCTTTAAGAGCAGATTATGGAGATAAAGAGGATTTAGATCGTTATATTCGTGATTTAGTATTTGAACTTCAATCTATGTATGAAAACTTAACTGAAAATATCAATGGATACATAAGAAACAGCGGTGATATTGATCAGTCACAATGGCTACCAACATTAAATGGATCAGTTGCAGGAACATTTACATATACTCAACAAGTAGGATGGTCTATTAGACAAGGAATCTATACAGAGGTTTTTGCAGACATTATTTGGAGTGCTACAACAGCTACAGGAAATATTTATTTAGAATTGCCATATAAGGTAGCAAATAGCGATGGTATGCCATTTGTAGGAACAGTACAGCCATCAAATATAGCTTTTGCAGGCAGTAATTTAGTTATAAACGCAATACCTAATACATACAGAGGTGAGATTTGGTCTATAGGATCAGGATTAGCTACAACAAATTTAGCAGTTCCTGCATCTGGTCGCTTAATTATCCATCTCCGATATATTGGGTTAGATGGAGAATAAAATGAAAAAAATAGATGAATTGAGATTTGTGCGGGTCTTTACACCTGACCACGTTCCTCATTATCTTATAGAACAAGTTAGAGATAGAGATTACTCCGTAGAAGAGTTTTTCAAATATCAACAACTGAATTGCATGATACAGGGAGAAAATGGAGTTGTTTTAAATCCATTTAATCACTTGTATGTTTTAGCAGACAAAGAAAACCAAGTGAAAGGAGTTTTGTGGTTTGGAGTAGATCCACTATCAAAAGATATATTAATCCAAACGTTTAGTATGGATAAAGAATACTGGGGAAAAGGCCAAGCTGTAAAAATGCTAGCAGACCACATAAAAAAGATAAGAATAAAAGGAAAACTTAATAAGATTTATTGGATCACAAATTATCCTCGCCATTCTGAACGGCATGGATTTGTTAGGTCTAAGTCTATATTAATGGAATACGATCCAAAAAAGGAGGTAAAAGATGGGAAAAACAGCAATGATGGGAGGATACTCACAGGGGCCGTCAATGTTGACACCAGAGCAACAAAGTTACCTGAGCAGTGCGATGGGGGGACTGGGACAGTTGGGACAACCAATGGATCCGAGTCAGTTTCAACAGATGTTTCAGCAGTCGTTTGTTGATCCAGCAACACAGATGCTTCAAAGACAGATAGTACCAGGGATAAAAGAAGCTTATTTAGGAGATGAAAAAGGATCTTCGGCATTAAACCAAGCCTTAGCGCAGAGTGCTACAGATTTAAGCACAGCCTTAGGTTCTCAGTTAATGAATCAATATAATATAGGACAAAATAGGCAAATAGGTGCTTTAGGAAATCTAGGACAACTATCAGGACAACAGACATTTCCACTTCTTCAACAACAAGGATTATTAGGTCCTTTGCTTGGAGCAGCTGGAAATTTAGGTGGAGCAGCTTTAAGTGGACCATTAGGAAGTTTATTCAGAGGAGGATAAAATGAGTATATTACCAGACACAAGTGGGTTAGCCCAAGGAATACAGCAAGCTGGAGCAGGCTTAACTACAGCATTAGGACCGACAGGAGCATTAGCTCAAGCATTACAACAAAAAAGAGAAAGAGGTTACGGCACAGTCTTACAAGAAGCTTTTAATCAATTAGGAGAAAGCCCTTCACCTCAAGAATATCAAGGAGCTTTAACACAAGCTATAGCTAGTGGCGTACCTTTTAAACAAGCAGTAGAATATGGAAATATGTATGCAAATTTAACAAAAGCACAACCAAACGCCGAAAAAGAATTAATTCCAACTGATACAAAAAACAGATTAAGGAGTGTATTTGGAAGATATGATGAATTGCTAAAAACAGGCAGTGGATTAGGGTATTTAGGGGCTAATCCTGCTAGGTTATTCAATAAAGGAAGAGAAGATGTGGCTGAATTTAATACCTTAGGTGCTTCTATTGAATCAGCTTTAATGCCACTTGTTAACAAAGGTAATTTAGCTAAACCACGTTTTGACTATATAATGTCATTAGTACCAAAATCAAGTGACACAAAAGGAACTGTTATAGGTAAAATTAAAGGGCTTAAAAGAGAATTTGGTATGGTAGATCAAGGAACGGATTTACCAAAACAGGCTGAACAGGCTGAACCTAACCAGTCTTTCCGAAAACCAACGTTAGAAATGGCAAAAGCAAATCCAGGTAAAATAATTGAAAATAAAGTTACTGGAGAAGAACTTATATCAGTTAATGGAAAATGGATAAAAAACAAAGGTAAATAAAATGACTTGGCAATTTAAAGAAGAGAGCGGGCAAACTTCTCAATCAAACGGAGATTGGCAGTTTAAACCAGAGGCGGAACCCTCATTTAGCCCTAAAAGAGCATTTGGCGGAGGTTTAAAAGAAGCAATTGTAGGAGGTTTAAGCTCTATTGAAAGTGCACTTGGTGGAGGAGAAGGAAGTATAATGGGAGCTAAAAAACAAGCTCAAAATTTAATTGATAAAGCTAAATATGAATCTAAAGATCAAGAATTAAGTGAACAAGGTCTTTCGGAAGAAGAAAGGCAACAACAAATGGGAAGATCACCTGAAGTTGCTCCTGAGGCATCGGAATTCTTAAGCAAATCAATGCCTCAATTAGAGCCACAAACGCCAGCTGAAAGAATAATTCAAAAAGGATTTAAAACTGCTGGAGAGTTTGGTACACTTGAAACTTTATTTCCAGGCGGTAGTTCTTTAATGAAGTTTCTAAAAACTCTAGGAACAGGAACTTTATTTGGAACAGGAGAACAAATAGCAGCAGAACAAGGCGAGGGTGCTGCTGGTCAAATAGCAACTGGAACATTATTTGCTTTATCACCATTTTTATTAAGAAAAGGTAAGGCTGGTGTTGAAAAAGCTATAAAATATGGTAAAACGTTTTTAAAATCTGACAAAATTCCAGAAGGAATGCCAAAGTTTCTTACAGAATCAAAAACACCACAAGCTCTTGCTGATTTAGAATTATCACAAAAAGATTTATTAAACAGAACAGCTAAAGTATCAGAAGAAAATCTGAGTAAATTTGAAGATATTGCTAATAAAGTATCTGAATCTAAATATGAAGGTGTTAAAGATTTTAATGCCTCAGAAATTGAAAATGAAATTGTGAAAAGTAATAAAAATGCGCTATTAGATACCATTAGCCCAGCAGCAGAAACTCAAAAAGAAAATTGGGAATCATTACAAAAATATGTGGAATCAAATTTTGATGCAGCCAAAGAGACTTATGGTAAATTATATGATATAGTAGAAACAGAAGCAAAAAATATTCCAGTTCAACCAAAAAATACATTTGAAGTAGCTTCAAGTATATATGAAGATTTGTCTCAAAGTTTAATCAATGCTTCAGGAGAAAGTGGTGTTAAATCAGCACTTACAGAAGTTGTTAGCTTGCTTAAGCCCATGGCAAGAGGAGAATTAGTAGAAATTCCAACAAGTAGACTCTTAGCTACTAAACGAAGCATAAATAGATTGTTAAAAAAATCTGATATTATTCCTGCTCCAGTAGATTTACTTAAACCAGTAGGTAAAGCTATTAAAAAAGACATAAGCGCAGCATTATCAGAAAAAACGAATTTAGGAACTGTATTTAACGCTGCCGAGAATCAATTTGCAGAAACACAGAATATTTTTAATAATGACGCAGTGAAAAAGCTAAGAAAAACACAGAGTGCAGAAGACATGATGAATGTATTTTCTAAACCAAGTAATTTAGAGAAGTTACAAGCAGCTATTGGGGAAGATAAAAAGGTTCAATCATTCTTAGATAGACTTGTAGTAGATAACATATCTTCAAAAGGTAAAGATTTAGCAAGAGAAATGAAAAACGAAACACAACAATTTTTAAATGCAGATTCGCGCAAAGTATTAGATAAAATATTAGACTATGGTGATTCATTAACAAGTAAAGGACAACAATCTGTAGCTAGAAGCAATATTCTAAAAGACATACAACAGTCTTTTGATACAGGATCAAGGCCTGACTATACCTTAAAATTAATGAATAATAAAATTGGTCATAATCTTGTAAAAGATGTGCTTGGAAGATCTCCAAAAGGGAAAAAAATGCTATCTAGTTTAAAAAGAATGGCATTAGAAGATATTATTAGTTCTACAATTGGTAAAAACAAACAAATAGATTTTGAAAAAGCTAAAGATATATTTAAAAATCCAGAAGTTGAAACATTAATAAAAGATACAGTAGGGGAAGAAGGTCTTAAATTTTTTAAAAATTTAGAGAATTACGGAAGTAACATGTCTAATAATCTAATGAAGTTATCTGTAAAAAATCAATCTATGTTTAGTAAAATTCTAGAAAAGTATATGAATAGTAAAATGAAATATTTGTTCTATGTCGTTGCTCCTAAAACAGCAGTCGGTGCTGTAGTTGGTGAATTTGCATTAAAGAGAGCAAAAAGAGTTAATTTATATAAAATTCTAGAAAATAAACAAGCTAGATCAACTATTAAGGAATTAGGTCAAAAAAACTTGACTCCAGAAAAAACTTCAAAATTATTTAAAGATTTATCTAAAATAGTGGGTTCAGTAGATATGAATGAAGAATAATTATTTCTCAAAATCAATCAATACTGCAAATAATAGACTAGCTATAAAATACCACATCCTACTTCCTCCTTTCTTCAATAATGCATAAACGAGAATGGAAGTCCTTAGTTTCCTGCATGTATTTTATATGGAAATCTTTCATTTCTTTATCAATTGATTTAACAGCTTCTATTAATTCTTTGCGTATTTCTTTAGTTTCTTCATTAAAGCTTCTGCGTAGTTCATTAGTTTCTGCATTAAGGCCTCTTCTATCTGCATTTGATTCAGATCTATTCCAAAAAAATAACCCTGCTAGTGTTGCTATTAAAATTAAAAATTGTGCCCATTCCATCTTATTACCCTTTCTTTTAATTATACTGTAACATTATTTACAATTAATTACACTATTTAAAATAATTAATGTTACTATTCTTTTAGCAAAAAACCAAGTGATGCTAATTTATCTTTTATTTCATTTATTGATCTGATTCCCATATTTTTAATAGATCTAAGTTCATTTTCAGTTGTTTCTGTTAGACTTTTAAGATATTTAATACCAAACGCTTTTAAACAATTAGTAGTTCTTGAAGAAAGATTTAGCTCATCAATGGAAATTGTACAATCTTCTATATTTTTAGGTTCATGTTTATGATCTTCTAATTCAGTATGTGACTCAATCCATTCATCAAACAAATCTTCTCTAATATAAATTTTTTTTCCAATTTTTCTAACGCATTTATAAAGGCCATTTTTTCTTCTTTTAGTTAAAAGAGATCTTATTTGTCCTAAACTAAATGGATATTTTTCATTATTAACAATATCTTTTACATCTACATATTTTTTCATGTTTTACCTAATTAAAATTAAAAGTTAACTGATAAGGATTTGTATAAAAATAATGTCTAAATTTAGGAATATTTGCAATTCTATGATGTATTATAGCGTGACAAGAGGAGCATACGACTTCAAAGTTGCTAAATTGATTATTACTTCTATCTTGATCTATATGATGGACTAACAAACCATTTTGAGATCCACATCTTTCACATTTATGATGACATTGTCTATATATTTTTTGATTTTTATTCATTTTCCTTTCTCTTTAGGTAATTATATATAGGTGTTCTAGATTTTATGTTTATAAGTCGTGATATAGCCACTATCGACATTCCCCTTGATAGATAGTCGTCTATAGCTCGTTTTTGCTCAGAATTCAAAATAAATGGTCTTCCTAGCGATTTACCGTTTTTCTTCAATATAGTTAGCGCATCTTTAGTCCTTTCTGAGATTAAATCACGCTCAAACTCGGCAAATGATGAAATCATGTGAAATATCATCTTACCAACAGCAGTTTGAGTATCAATCTGTTCGCTTAAAGAAACAAAACTTATTTCACGCTCCTTAAATTCTTCCATTAGTTCTTTTAAATGTTTTATCGATCTTCCAAGCCTATCTAATTTACAGACAACCAACGTATCGCCTTTTGTTAAAAACTTCAATAATTTAGCAAGTTTAGGTCTAACTTTTACACGAGTTGATATTTGTTCCTTATAAATATTACGTTCATCAATTCCATATTTAAGAAGAGCGTCTACTTGTTGATCTAACTTTTGTTCATCAGTTGAGACTCTTGCATATCCTATTATCACTGTTTTTTAACCTATTTATTGTAAATTAAAAGCATTTTATTAAAAACACCCTTTAAAAGCAAATTCTTTCCTTAATTAAAATAATTTATAGATATATCTGTTTTCAATGTCTTACAACGTCCGTTTAAAATCAGGGTGGGGTTAGGTCTTAATTTTATTAAAATTTTTTTTCGTATTTTATAAAAAAAGATTTTATGTTAAGTTCTTTTAAATTTTTTTTAAAACTTTACAAAGGAGATATTTTTATGAGTAGTTTAACGCCTGTAGGGAACCCCAATAATAATGTTGGTTTACAGAATTTAAATAATTTTGCACATAATTGGAGTCCTACTCTTAAAAGCATAGCTAAAAGAGCTATTATTGTTAGTATACCTATTATTGCTACAGCAGTAGCTATTAATAATATTCCTACAGCTCAAGCAGCTGTCGCTGGAAATGATCAGTTGGTTGACTACGGAACTGCTACTTATGCATCTTGTGTAGCTGGTTGTATGGGAATGCCTATAGGTCCTTTTAGAGCAGCTTGTTTATTCGCTTGCTTACCTTTCCTAGCCCCTCATCTTCCTTAATTCACTATTTTCTTAACTTAAAATCTTCCTTGGGATAACATATTGGTAACTCAAGGAAGGTTAAATTTTATGATAGACAAAAATAAAGAAAACGATATTAGAGAATTTATTAACGTATATGCTTTAGATAAAGATCAACTTGAAGAAGTAATTACACCTTTTGTAAATGCGGCTTTAGAAGGTAGAAAAAGCAATGATTCTCTTAATGAAATAAAAGATATTACTATTCAGCAAATATTAAAAAATGATTTTGTTACAAAATATATTCAGTCTTTTGACGATGAGTTTACTCATACTGAGATTAAGTTTCTTCTTGATTTTTATAAATCAGATACAATGAAAAAATTCTTAAAAACTAAAAATCTTTTTATGCCTATGTTTCAAGAATTTAATTCGATCATAATGGAAATTATAGATAAAAGAGAGAAGTCAAAAAAAATTATTAAAAACGCAGCAGATTTGCTAGTTTAGATATATTAAAAAGTATTTAAAAATTCTTCAAACATAAGGATGCTAGCTTTTTTTGAGTATTTAAATAGTTTTGTAAAAAACTGTTAAATACAAACTTGGCTACATCCTTTCCATCTTCTTTTATTATTTGTTCAAAATGTTCTTCCATAGAATCATGACAAGAACAAACAAATGTAAATGAACTTTCTTGTTTCTTCTTCTCATCATTTTTTTCATATTTGCTAAATTTTATATCCATAAACTGTCCCCCGTAACACTCATACTTTTATTCATCTTTCTTTAGATTGCTTAATCTATCAGCTATTGATTCGAGCTGTTGGACAATATCCATTAGATTAGCACTTAAAACATCTTCAATCTTATGTCCTACTAAAAGTACAGCCAATAAAGCAAGCGCGAGACTTCTTCAAATCTTGCATTGCTGCAACGAAGTCTATCTGAGTAGACGAATTCTGTTTAAGTAATGACTTCATGTTTAGTCCTTTCATATAAAAGATTATACATATCTTCTTTAGTTAAATATTCATTTGTTATGTGTACGTTGTCTATCATTTGTTCTATTATCTCATAAACCCAGTCTTCATCTAAAACGTATCCAAATAAAATGTCCTCTTCGTTGACCTCAAGATATATTGCATAACATTCGTCGTAGTCTTCATCTTTCTCAGTTTCAAAAAATATGCGCGTAACATATTTTAAATTTATGTATTCATAGTATGCTGTTCTAACAAATTTCATATTCTGAGTAGACTCCTTTTGTTTTACTGATATACTCATTATCCTTCCTTATTAGGTTTGTCAGGCAGTGACATCCAATGGGTAATAGTTCCGAGATTGCTAAAATGTATGTTGTCTTCCATTATATTAATTTCATCTTTAGTTATTGGATAATAGTTCCCATCTAACTTGTATGAAATAAATTCTATTGAGCAGATGTATTTTTTATCATACTCCTCTTCAAGCTGACTTATTTCTTCTGGCATATGTCTATAAAACAAACCAAAGCCAACCCCATGTATTGTATGATAAACAAGAGCGGCTTTTAAACCATTTCTTTCTTTATCATCAATTATTGGCTGTTCTTCTAATATATTTATCCATCTAGATGCTTTCTGTTTTACTGTTATACTCATAAACTGTCCACCATAGCACACATACTTTTATTCTTCTTTTTTTAGATGTATTGTTGTTCCAATACAAATAATGAATATCGTTATTACTATGATAATGAATGCAATTATAATTATCATTATATTTCACACTCACATGTTTTTTGATCACCATCACAATAATTACATTTGTCTGTAATAGTGTTATCCCATTCGACTCCACGTTTGAGCATAAATTCTCGTAAAGCTTGATTAACTATGAAACCCATTGTTTTTCCATCTTCAATAGCAATAATTTTAAGAATTTGATGTTTTCTTGGATTAAGTGTAAAAATAAATCTTTTATCTTTTGTCATAACTTTCTTTGTTTTTGATATCAGTATATCAAAATATCTTATTTTATGTAAACATTAGTTGAAAAAAATGATTAAATTTATTATTATATATTTAAAGCCCAGAACCACATAAATAGGGGCATTTCTAACACGTGAGGATACAATGGTAAAAAAAATTTATAAAGCCTATTGTAAGGAACTACCTTTTATAGATGTTCCTCACATAGCAAAAAAAGCTTCCAGAGCTCCTACAACTAGCGATACTGATTTCGCAATAGGAGATACTTGGATTTACAAACCTACAGTCGATACAGCTACTTCATATCAATTCGGTGGAGTCAATTCATCTGGTGGAGCAATTTGGATTTTAAATGGTCCTGGAGCTTCAGACGTAGATCAGTTAACTGGAGATGGTGGAACAGCTACTCCTGTTGGAGGAAGTATACAAATAGCTGGTGGTACAAATATCACTACAGCTGCAGTTGGAGCAGTTGTAACTGTAAATTTAGATGCAGCAGTTACATTAGCTACGTCTTTAACTACACCTATAATTACAGCAGCTGCAGGTTTAGATATTAATGCAGCAGCAGGTGCTGATGTTACAATTCAAATGGGAGACGATTTAGGGGCAAATGTTATTGATTTTGAAAATGCATCAAGTGTATCTGTAGCTAGTCTAAATTCGCTTGGAACTCTTACAGTAGCAAATATGGATGGCATTATTGGTGCTACAACGCCAGCAGCTGCTACTTTTACAACTGCTACAGCTAATACGTCTGTAACTTCTCCTTTATATACTGCAGCATCTGATGTAGCTATTACAGCTCCATTAGGACAAGATATAATATTGAAGGTTGGTGATGCAGCAGGCTTGAATAAATTAAGTCTTTTAGATTCAGCTGACTTGGAAGTATTTGCTGTAGATTCAAATGGTGGATTAACATTTAGTTCATTAACAGTTGCAGGAAATTTTGCTCAAACAGGTGGAACATTCAATGTTGGTCAGGATGATGCAGCTAATGCAATTAATATTGGTGGAGGAACAGTAGCAAGAGCGATTGGTATTGCGAATTCAGCAGCAGCACATACATTAACAATTGGTAATGCAGCTTGCGGAGCTTTTGCAATAGATACAGGAGCGGGAATTTCTATTGATGGTGCTACAGCTTCTAACTTTACAGTAACAGGACTTTCAGAAGATTTAACATTATCTTCTTCAGGCGGATCAGTAAATATAGTTGGTGATGAAGCCGCTGCAGATTCAATTTATCTACACGCTTCTAACGTTGCTGGTGGTATTGATATTGATTATGGAAGCGGTGGTTTAACTATCGACGGAGTCGGAGGAGCTTATGCAGTTACTTCAAATACAGCTTCAAGTGTTGGAGTAACAGGAGCTGGTATTGATTTAACTTTATCAAGCTCAGCAGGTAGAGTTGTAGTAACTGCTGAAGAAGCTGCAGATAATGCTATTTCAATGACTTCTTTAGTAGGTGGTCTTGATGTTGATGTAGCTTTACAATTAAATTTAACTTCATCTGAAGTAGCAGCAGACGCTGTTGTAATAAATGCTTCAGCGGGTGGCATTGATATATCAGCCGCAGGTCTAGCAAATGATATTGATATTGTTTCATCAGCTGGATCAGTAAATATTGAAGGTGCTGAAGCTGCAGGTGATGCAGTAGTAATTAAAGCTACTAATGCAGCAGGTGGTGTTGATCTAGAAGCTGGAACAGGAAAAGTATCTTGTAATACTAATTTTGTATTAGGTTCAGTAGCAACACAATTTGAAATGAACGGGGGTGCTGCAACAGATTTCATAGGAACAGCAACATTAGTTAATGGTCAAGTTACTATTGCAAACACAAATATAGCAGTAAATGATAGAATTTTTATTCAAAGATCTGCTGTTAATGCTTCAACTGCATTAGGACATATTATCTATACAATTACAGCTGGAGTAAATTTTGTAGTTGAATCTAAGGATCCAACTTCACCAGCAGCTGATGAAACTGGAGATCAATCTAGTTTTGTTTATTTCATTGTAAGACAAAATTAAAATTTTAAAAAAAGCTAAGTCATTCTTAATTGAGTGGCTTAGCCCATACAAATAAAAGAGGTTAATATGTCAAGTGGAATAAACAGACCATTTAAATATGGAGCTAATGATAGAAGAGAGTTTATTGTACAAGATTCTGAAGTAACTATTAGATCAATAAATGATACTAATGGAGATCCTATTTTTTTAGGTAGAGCTAAGGCAGGAACATTAGAAAGTGATCAAAAATGGCAAATAAGAAAAGTTCAATATGATTCTAATAAAGGAATAACAAGTGTTACATGGCCTTTAAACGCTGATAGTTTAGCTACAACTGATTATGAATTTATTTGGAATACTGAGACTGATTTAACAATAACTGGAATATCAAACGCAAATCCAGGTGTTGTTACAGTAGCAGCACTTGGTGATCTTACTAATGGAGATAAGATAGTAATTGAAAATGTATCAGGAATGACACAAGTTAATTTTACAGGAAGTAATATTTATACTGTAGCTAATATAAATATTGGAGCTGGTACTTTTGAATTATTCGGAATTAATACAACTGCATATGGTGTTTACACGTCTGGTGGAACAGTTACATATGGTGAAGTAGTCAACTACACATACTCATGAGGAAAAAATGGGATATAGATACAATATAATTACTGGTGAATTAGATTATTATGATTCATCTAGTGACGTCGGAATTGATATTACTCAAATTGATACTGATTCAGGAAGCGCGCTACCTGTTGCTGGTATAATAAATTTATTGGGTGATAATAGTATCGAAACTGCTGCATCTGGCAATACTATAACGATTAAAAACCTTGCAGATATTACTAGATATGTAGTAGATCCCACAGCAGGAGAAACTGCTTATCAGACAATTCAAAGCGCTTTAGATGCAGCTAATGCTGCTGGTATAGCTGCTGCAGTTTTTATAAGACCTGGTATTTATGCAGAAAACTTAACATTATACGATGGAATTGACTTATGTGGTGCTGTCGGAATTGCTGATACTGAAACATGTAAGATAATTGGTATACACACCCCTCCAGCAAGTGGAACATTAACTATTAGAAATATATTTTTACAAAGTGCTACACATATTCTTAGTAGTGCAGTAGCAGGAACTTGTGAATTAATATTAATAGATTGTGCTGTAAATGTAACTAATGGATATACATTTAATTTACCTAATTGGACTGGTAGTTTATCTGCATTTGATATTGGAGAAATAGGATCAACTAATGATGGATGGATAAACAATATTGGTGGATCTTTTGTTTTTATGACTAATATTACAGCTGGAAAAGGATCATTAAATACATGCACTATCTCTGGAGACTCAGAATTTTATAATGCTCATATTCAATGTCCAATTACTTTTCAAAGCACAGGAACTAGCAATATTGGTGGTGGATGTTTGTTTGATAATACATTAACAACATCTGATACTTCTTTAGTTACTATAAATAATTCAACATTTAATACTGGCTCTAACCAAGCTATTACTCATAACTCTTTAAATAATTTAAGTATATCTACAGTAACAATAGATTCTTCTAATTCACCAGCAGTGGGTGGTACAGGAACCATAGATATAACTGGTGTTGATTTCATTGATGATACAACGTTTGCAGGAACACTAACTTTAATTGGCGGCAAATCAATATCTGGTAGTGCAAGACTAATAGATAGAACTGCTAATGCAGTAGCGGTGTATGATACAGGAGGAGAATTAAGTGAAACAACATTACTAACAGATGGAGAACTAATAATTGGATCTACTGGAGCATCTCCAGTTGTAGCTAATTTGTTATCTTCTGGTGGAACAGTTGCGATCACAAATGGACCTGGTTCTATAAACTTAGAAGCTGGTGCTGTAGTACCAACTTCATTTGTTACTGATTCAGGGATAGCCATTCCAGCACTTAATGTTTTAAATATTATCGGTGGAGAGGGAATTGATACATTAGGAGCTGGAAACTTCATAACAATAGCTGGAGAAGATGCGACTGAAACAAATAAAGGTATACTAGAACTATCTACAGATACAGAAACAAAAGCTGGAACTGATGATGCTACAGCCGTCACACCATTAAAGTTAGTATCATATAATAACGACAAGAAATTTACTGGTTTCTTAGAATGGGACGGAGCGGGAGCTTATTATAGTACACTTGGTACTGACTTAACAATTTTAAGGGCTGGATCTGGTTATATTAAGGGTCAGAAAATATCATGGACAGCGCCACAATCAACTGGAGCACTTGTTAAAGGAAATACATATCTTGTTTACATTGACGACACTGGAACAATAGGTACTACTACATCTTTTACTCAAGCTATGTATGAAGATAATATACCACTATTTGAGATACTATGCGATAATGATACACCATCAAATACACAAGTTGTTAAAGAAAATCATCCTTATAGCGCTCCAACTGACTTATCTATTTATTTACATAATTCCGTTGGAACAGTTATTTCTAATAGGAATAATGGTGCTAATATAACTCTTATTGGAGTTGATGGAATAGAGATATCTGGAACTGATTATTTAGAAGATCATGGTCTTGAAACTACTTTACTTGATTCAGGAGGAGTTCCAGAAACTTGGGATTTTTATTATACAGATGCTACTGGAAAATGGGTTTTAAATTCTTCTTCTGCTGTTTTCCCAAGTGTTTATAATAATGCAGGTGTAGTGACTGCTTTAGGAATAAGTAAATATGGAATTTTTAGGTTATATTGTAGTAAAGAAGATTTAAACTCTACAACTCCGCATTATATAGCAGTAATTGATGATGCTCAATATAATAATTTAGCTGCTGCGGATGTTGCAATATCTAATGGTAGTGTGGCATTAGCGACTAATGAATTATTTGATTTAGAAGTATGTCAATTAGGTTATGTCATATATGAAGAATCTTCATCATCAATAGTTGATGTTATGATTGAGAAGGCTACTCTTAGAGGAAGTTTTGTATCAACAAGTAGTTCTACAGCTAATTTAATAACTACTGATACAACAAATTTTAATGGTTGGCTTTCTGCTTCTGACACAACTGTACAAACGGCATTAGAAACATTAGATGATGTAGGTCTTGGAGTAACTCCGCAACATGCAGTTTTATTAGCAGATGCTTCTTTTGGTATTACATCAGAAGGGCCTGGGTCAACAGGAGAACTTTTAGTTTCAACTACTGGAGGAGCACCATCTTGGTCTTCTACATCATATGGAGATTTTTCTTTTAACAATGTAACATCACCTGCTACTCCTAGACAATTATCTATTGTAAATACAGACGTAAACGCAGCTTCTACAGCAGATTTGCGACTTTCTATACCTCCTTTAGGTGGAGATTGTATGGTTAGCTTTGAAATACAAGCATCATCCTTTTATTCTTTTGGTATAGATAATTCAGATTCAGATACATTAAAAATAACTACATCTTCAGATCCAAGCTCTGGAACAGAAGCTTTTGCAGTTGATAATACTACTGCAGCTATTACATTTGCAAACGCTTATGAGTTTCCAATAGCTGATGGAACTGCTAGTTATCCATTAGTAACAGATGGAGCTGGTAATCTTGATTTTTCATCATTAAGTGTTGCTGGAGGTGGAACAGGGCTAACAACCATAACTGACCATGCATTAGTAGTAGGATCAGGAACTTCTGCATTAACAGAAATAGGACCTTTAACGGATGGTCAAATAGTAGTTGGTTCTACTGGTTTAGATCCAGTCGCTACAACATTGACTGCTGGAACAGGAATTTCTATCACTAATGGAGCTGGTTCTATCACTGTTAATGCAACTGGTGGTGGTGTTACCTGGACAAATATTTCAGCCAATCAGGCTTTAGTTCCAAATAATGGTGTAAATTGTACAGGGGGAGCTGCTCTTAGTTTATCTTTGCCAGCTACATCTTCAGTTGGAGATGTAATAGAAATAGCTTTAGACGGCTCAACTTCATGGACAATTACTCAAGCAGCAAACCAACAAATAAGAATAGGGAATCAAACAACTACATTAGGAGCTGGTGGATCCTTAGCATCAACAGCACAAGGAGATTGGATTAGATTGGTATGTAAAACATCTAATTTAATTTGGACATGCGTTGGCGTTATAGGAAACATAACAGTGACATAAGGAGATAAAATGGAAATAGCAGGCGTACCTTATCAGAATCCTTTGAGTTATACAGGGCCAACAATGAATCTTGTCCCGATCAAAGTATTTAAAAGAGAACCCACAACAACTGATGTAAAATTTAGAATAGGGTCTCTCGCCATAATTGGAAAAGACCCAACTACAGGAACAGAAGGTGAATTATGGTATTTATCAGATTTTAATGCTTCTGGAGAAGCTGTATGGTTGCAATTACTTACTGGGGCAGGAAGTCCTGGAGTTGATAGCATAACTACAGATTCTGGAGCTCCTGCAGTTGAACCAGATGGAGTTGGTAATATTAATCTTATAGGAGGAACTGGAGTTACTGTAACAGGAACTGGCCCAGGAAATACAGCTACTATAGATTTTACTGGTTCATCATTAACATGGGAAGTTGTAAGTGCTGCTACAAAAGCAATGGCTATTAATTATGGATACTTTGCTAACAGAGCTGGACTAGTGACTTTTACTCTACCAGCAGTAGCGGCATTGGGATCTAGGTTTATAGTTAATTCTTTAACAGTTCAAGGATGGAGAATAAATCAAAACGCTGGTCAGGATATAAGAATTGGGAATCAGATTACTACAAATGGAATAGCTGGTTATTTAGAATCTACAGCAATAGGTGATTCAATAGAAATTGTATGTTCCGTAGCAAATACAGCTTTTAACGTGATCTCATCAATAGGTAATATTACGGTAGCTTAAAATTATATTTAAGGAGATAAAATGGCAACAAACAACGCAACAAATAAATCAGCTGATACATTTACAGCAACAACCTCATTAGCTACGACATTCGATACTAATGTTGCAGCTGCAGGAGTGACTGTCTCAGGAACTACTATAGCTGCTGATGGTACAGATGCAAATATAGATATAACTATGACACCTAAAGGAACAGGAACAGTTAATCCTAGTGCTTTGAGTGTAAATAGCGCATATACTTTTCCAACATCAGATGGAACATTAAATCAAGTGTTAACTACAGACGGGTCAGGCGCGGTAACCTGGGAAGATAATTCTTCTACAGGAGTTTTAGTTCAAGAAGTTGCTGCAAATACTACATCACGAGTTACTGTATCAAGTGGTATACCAAGGGACGATACAATCCCGCAAAACACGGAAGGTGTAGAAGTTTTAACTCTTGCAATAACACCAACAAGCGCAACTAATAAATTAATAATTATGTTTAATACATTTGGTTCTCAAACAGGAGTGGGTACTCCTACATCAGCATTATTTCAAGATGCTACCGCTAACGCATTAGCAGCAAATACATTTAACACAGTTCCTTCAGCTAATTATTTTGTTAATGGTTCTCTTATACACGTAATGACAGCGGGTACTACCTCTTCAACAACTTTTAAAGTTCGTTGTGGTGGAGGAACATTATATTTAAATGGAAATTCAACAACTAGATATTATAATGGTACAGCTTCAACAACTTTAACAATTAGAGAATATAAACCTTAGGATAAATTATGATCAAACATTTTATGAGACCCGACAGTAACACACCGCCAGCATATACTTATGTTGAAGGAGAAGATACAGACAGCCTATGGGACCCTAATACTTGTATTGAAGTGCCAAAACAGCCGTCTATGAACCATGTATATAATATGACAACTGAAGAATGGGAGTTGTTAGAAGAGTATTATATGACCGATCTAAGAGCAAAGAGAGACGCTCTATTAATTGAATCTGACAAGTATATGCTCTCAGACTACCCTATTTCAGCAGAAGATAAAGTATTAATAGAAACATACAGGCAAACATTGAGAGATGCACCAGACCATCCGTTATTGAAAGATAGAGTATTACCAAAGTTTCCACTCTAGATATAAAACATCCCTCAAAGTTAGAATAGGAAAAAACTAAGAGGGATGATAAATTCAGGGCCGACCCTGTATTTGAATGGGTACGCTGGTTCTCGTTTATTTGGAGGAGTAGCTTCTACTGTATTAACTGTAAAAGAATATAAACCATAGGAATTACATGAATATTAAAAAATATAAGAAAGTTTTAAAAGAAGTTTGGGAAAGTTTACCTGAAAAATCAAGATATATAATGTTTTATATTCTTGGATTTATCTCATGTTTGTTCATTTGGTTAATGTCTTCTTCTAGTCTAAAAGAATTAACTCAGAATTACCCTAAAGATAACATAGTAGAGCAAGCTTTAGAATATTATAAGGACACAATCTAAAATTGATGAATTTATCGAGGATTGTACTGGTGCTAAAATAGACTTGAGTCCAGATTCTTAATAAAAAAGCCCTTCAAAATAAATCAAAGGGCTGCTTACTTTAGGTTGCTAGAAGAGACGCTCCAGGAGGAGCGATTTTGTTCTTTTAGTTTTCTAAATACTATCTTATTTACAAAAAAAAAATTATAGGTTTAACTACTTACAACTGTCTTTTTTTAAAGACCATTTTATTATAGATCCGTTCCTATATTTATTCAAGTTTATTTTATGTAACTCAGGAATTAATTTATAATTTATTGAACCTCTACAAGATGTAAAACTATATCTATAGCTGCCAGATCTTGAATTTTTTCCTTCAGACATATTTTTAAGAAGCTCTTCAGTTTTCTTGACCTCTTTTTCAAGAAATTTAACATCTTCTTTTAAAGTAAAAAGTTTTTCAGCTGTCTCCTCCCAGATGTTATCTCTTTCAATAAAATCATCATCCGTTAATGGGGGCTCTTTGAGCGTTTCAACACATTTCCAGAACGCGTCGAGTTTTTTAGACAAATCCAATATATATTCCTCATCTCTCTCTACCTTAACAATTACACCATCTCCCTTATGAAAAGAAAAATAGTCAATAAAAGGAAGCCCTGTTACCATAATTTGTAATTGTACTTGGGGATAATATTTAGACGGTATTTTTCCTTCCTTAGCTAGCTTATGGTCTTCAAAGTTACAATTCTTTATCTCTACTGCTCTGTCTTCTGTGATATTTAGACCATCTAAAGAAGCAAGCAGATAGGGATGTTGTGTATTTTTAACACAAACAGGCTCTACAATATCTCCCACCATTTCTTGATAGGCCTGTCTTGCAGGCTCTTCCATAACTTTACCATAACGGGTGGCTGCATTATCACAACTCAAATCCTCAAGTCCTAATTTTTCTTTCCACAAAAGATAGGGTGTCTTAATCCTGCCGTCAGAAATCTTCCATTTAGATGCTCCCATAATGATAGAAGCATCACTACTTCCTAAGTGATTTTTTCTAAGAGCTAACCACTCAGGAGTTCCTTGTTCTATATTAAGCTTTTCCATTAATTGCCCCCTCTTCAATAAATTCATCAACTTTAGATTGTGTCATTTTTAATACTTTATCGTACAATTCTTTAGGCATGTCTGCAAAACTATTGATATTTTGTTTTTGCAAAAAATCTTCGAGCTCTTGTCTATAATCAGGAATCTCCTTTAAAAGATTTACTAATGTATTCACTTCTTTATCGCTTCTTTTAGCCCCGACCATGATAGTAGGAGTTTCCTTTGATTTTTTACTTTTAATGTCTGATTGAACATAGCTTTGTTCGTTTATATTAGGATCTTCTATATTAGGATCTTCTCCTATTTCTCCTTTAATGTAAGTATTTCCAATTACATCTGGAAATAATTGTCTTGCTAACCTTGATAAGGCTCTAGCATATAGCATATCTCTTGGATATGTAGTCCACGGTCCACCATGTTTAATAATGCCAGCCTTTTTAGCCTCTTCTATCGAAAAACTTTCAGTCCAACAATCCTTTGTGTCAGCCCTTCTTCCATGCAAGATGCATATCTTATCGTCGCTTTTAGAGTCTCTTGTAATAGAATGCTTTTTTGCTCTAATTAAGGAAGCCATCATTCTAGACGACATTTCCACCCTTCCTTTAGCAAAGTAAAGACCGCCACTTAAAGCTTGACGTGGATCTATATTTAAAGACTTTGCAGTTTCAACGATAGCAAATATACCCTCGAGACCCATCTTTGAATAATGTGGTATCTTCATTAGTAAACCACACAATTCTTGTGTATTTCTCAATTCATTTAAATAATCATTTTGTTTAACTATAATTTCATTTTTATTCATCATCATACTCCTATAATTTTAGATAAATTAACTGTATTAGTAATAAATCGTACGTTTAATCCGTACAATTCATCTTTATTAGTTAACTTAGGTTCTTTGTTTGGTAATTTTAGATTAAATACACCAGCAAGCTCATCAAGTGAGTTTTCTAACTCATTGGTGTTGCCAGTGTTATAAATGTGATTGATTACCTCTTTGAGGAATTGTTCAGCATCATCATATTTATCAAGTTCATCAACATGCACCCACTCTTCATACGGATCGAAATCGCAGCATGGTTCCAAGGGTGGCTCATATGTATTCATCATATCATATCCTTGGTTATATAAACCTTCCGGTCTATACTTTTTATTTAACTTATCTTGTTTTTAATTCATAGTTTAAATATACTCCAACAATACAAATTAATCAACATAAATGTTGCGAGGATTAACATGGACTTACGTAAATACTTGGAAACCAGAGGAATAAAGACAACTTTTTTTGCTAGTGAATTAGGCTTAAATCGCTGTACTTTGTATAGATATATGAACGGAAAGCAAGCAACTCCAAAATATTTACTTTTAGCAGTACAACAATTATCAAAAGGTAAAATAACAGCAGTTTGCGATAAAAGTAAAAGAAAACCAAACAAAGAAAACAACAAGCAAGAAGATATCAAAAAAGACGATCACTCTTAAAAAGAAAAAAGTGTATACTTAATATTTTAAAAACATTAAAAGAATATTATGGTTGGAATTGTTTTTATAAAAAGAAGAGATGGCGACTTAACTGGTGGTTTTATTAAATATAAAGAATTTATGGAAAAAAATAGGGAGAAACAGAACCACCCATTTCCCCCAAACGAGCTACACGTGAGTGTAGATACTGGCCGCATACACGACCGAGTAAATCTTATAGACTATGAATCTAAAAACTTGCTTACAAACATGGACTTCAAAAAGCTACTAAGGAAATCCAAAACAATACCCCCCACTAAATCAAAGGAGATTATATCATGAAAATAACCCCACCAATCCAAAGGAGATTATATCATGGATTCCAATAATAATGATGCGCCAGCATTAAATCAAGAAAAAGCTGAAAAAAAGATATCTTTAAGAGCAGACACTCACTCTTTTGATACAGATATAGCTAAAGATTACGGAATAGACGTAGCTTTAATGTATAAGCACGTGACTCATTGGGTCAATTATAATAAAGCTCGTAAGACAAATTTTAATGAAGGGCGATATTGGTTTTATAATACTATAGATGAAATAGCTGCTCATTTTCCTTATTGGTCTGCGAAACAAGTAGAGCGAATTCTTAAAAAAATGTTTGATCTAAAATTAATCCTTAAAGGTAATTTCAACAAAACCCCGATGGATAGAACTGGCTGGTATACAGTCAATTATGAAAAGGAAATGCATATCCCGAAATCGGGAAATGGAAATCCCGAAATCGGGGCAGCTATACCTAATACTAATACTAATACTAAAAAAACATTATCTAAAGATAATGTAAAACAAGATGCTATCGCATCTACTCCCATTTCAATTTCAAAAGATAAATTAATAGAAAGAGCTCCTTTTGTAAGCACAACAGAGAAACAACATGAAAAACTATTAGCAGACTTCGGGGAGGAAGCAACCCTAGGCAGTTATCTTGAGTTAAGCGATTGGAAAGAATTTAAAACCCCAAAAGAACGAAAGGGAAGTGATTATAAGAGAATTCAAAGCTGGGGAATTGATCGGTATTATCAAAAAAAGCAGCGACTAGAAAAAAGAAAGAACTATGTTGGAGGAGAGACCAACAAAGAATTGGCTCTCAAGATAGCTAAAGAATTTAACCCAAAGATAGCCAAAGAAAAAGGAATTAGAATAGATGTTACGTCAACAGCAATGCTATTTATCTTCACTCAATCAGCCATGGAATCACAGTCAGTCCTGTTTAAAGAAAACGGCTTTAGAGAACAAGTAAATAGTTTAATGAGAAAATATAAATTAATATAAGAAATTAATAGGAGTAAATTATGTTGTTATTTTTAGAAACAATAGAAGAATTAAACAAACACACTCTATTGAGATGTATAAACACAGATTTCATAAGAGATTTTGAAATAACAAAACACGCTAAAGATTGTTATGCTTTAAGAGTTTTATATTCATTTAGACCACAAGAAGAGAAATGTCAATATGAAGAAGAAGACGGATATACTGAATATCTTATTAATGAGCTTAAAATTAATGATATTTTAGAACAGTTAAAGAAAGCTGGGTTAAGACGATAGAAAATAATTTAAAAATGGTTGAAATAATTTTTAACATACAGTATTACTGAAAGTAGCTATGAAGGAACAAGATAGATGAGATTTTATCACCAAGGAAAACCAATTGCTAAGCAAAGACATAGAATGGCAAACGGTATAGCCTACGACCCACAGTCTAATGAGAAGCGTGGAATGAAGTTTGAGTTTGCTAACCAATTTCGACAACAAGGCTATTTAAACACGCTAGAAGGGCCTATTGAGGCTGCTTTAGACATAAGGGTCCAGATTCCAAAATCATGGTCTAAAAAGCGTAAAGAATCGTGTTTAATAAAAAATGAGTTCGTTGTTGCTAGACCAGACCTTGATAATTATGAAAAATTTGTTCTCGATGTTTTAAATGGAATTGCTTATCACGATGATTCTCAAATAGCAAAGCTATCATCCCAAAAAAGATATTCTAATAATCCAGGAATAGAAATCAATCTATTCCAAATAGAGGCGAATGATATGATTAATGAACATGCTGTTACGTATAAGCAATCTCTAGATATCGAAGATTTAGATTACATAATAAAAAAAGCAAATCGCCTGGGATTAAGAAACCGACAGTTAGTTAGAGTTTACCAAGAAAAAGACTCAGATGGTACACATCTGTATTTTAGCGTACAAGGACTTAAGGAGAATTGCCGTGGAGATCAATAATAATAAGCAATCAGAAGTTACATACAAGTTCTTCTTGCCAGACAATAAAGACGAGCTATTTATATTCCAAAATGCTAGTAAATTTTTTATAGCACTTCATGACATACATGATAGATGTAAAGATGTTTGGAAGTACAAAGCAGATCCTACAATGGAAGAGTTTGAACTAGCCGAAAGAATAGGCGAGGTAGTCTCAGAATCTGGAATATTTGATATTGAATAAGAGAAGGGGGTAAAAGATGCCATTAAAAAAAGGAAAGAGTAAAAAAGCAATTTCTCAAAACATAAAAACAGAGATAGCGGCTGGAAAAGCGCCTAAACAAGCAGTGGCTATTGCGCTTAATGTTGCTGGGAAAAGTAAGAAAAAAAAAGAAGTAAAGAAATGATTAATAAAAAAGAAAGTTTATCTCATGGTTGTTTGCTTAATAATAAAAAGCAGAAAGTAATTAATGTAAAAGATAAAAAGGATTATATGTCTATTATAAGAAGAAACTTTTTGTTATTTAAAAAAAGATTATTTGGTTAAAAGTAATGTTAGAATGCGTTAGCTATACGTCAGTTAATAAAAGCACATGTCAGGGTGTAGCTACAATTAGAGTTCCTAAGTGGGGTATTAAAATATCTGGCATATCTCTCCATGTTAAAGATGATAAAAGATGGATTAATTTTCCTTCTAGAATTAAAAAAAATGGAAAAGAAACTGAATATTATTCTTACATTTCTTTTGATAAAAAAGATCATAAAATAAAGTTTTGTGAAATGGTAAAACAAGCAATAGATGCTTATAATTCTATCCCAAAAAACAAAACTTAATTTAAGAACGTACATAATTTTAAATTAGAGGTTTGAAAATGAACTATATTATTAGATTAACATATATGGATGAAAAACAAATAAACGTAGTTCTTCCAGAAGAAGAGACAACAAAGTTTTTCGAAAAACTGCAAAAAAATGAACCATATTGGGCCCCCAATAAAGAGACGGCTTTTTGGACTTGTAATAATCAAGTTAGATTTATAAGTCTTGTTAGGGAATCAGAACTTAAAAAAGCTGAAGAGATAGCTAAAGCTAAAGAAGAAGAGATTAAAAAGAAGAAAAAAAATAATGTTGCAATAAATTAGTGAATTAGTGTATTTATAAGTTAAATATTAAAAAATTATTGAGGGTATCTCAATAGGAAAATTTAAAATGGTTAAAGATGAATTAGAACTCTTAAATGATACAAGGAAAGAAAAAAACAAGAGTATTCGTGCTTACGAGGAAGTTCTTTTTAATGTTAAGTTATCAACAGTTATAGATCAATGTTTTGGTGATTGGAGTAGCTTATCATATAATACTGAAACTACACAGAATTATAAAAGATATATTAAAGAGCTTAATGATAACGGAATTTTATTTTTAGATAAAAATGTAAATGACACAGAGAATAAACCAATAATTATTACTCAAAAACTGTTAAATTGCAATAAACTATCTAATATGCAAAAAAAAATTAGAATGCATGCTCTGATTCATGTATTTAGGCATATAGAAAAAGAGTCTCTAGGTAAATTTAAACCGTTAAAAATGCCTTTAGAATTATCTAAAATTGGTCCAATTAAAGACTCAAATAGAAAAGCCGCTACATATGATGAAGTTATTAAAATTATTAATGCGTCACGTTCATTGTCATTAAGAGATAGTTTAGTTTTTGAGTTAATATACTATACTCAGAGACCACTACTTGAAGTTCTAAAGTTGAAGGTTGAACAAATTAATTTTGAAGATAAAATTATATTAAAAACTATTGTCGACGAAGGTATTATTGAGAGATTAAAAAATTACTTTGAATCTACTATGCTTTTAAGAGGAAATTCTTCTAATTTTTTCATTTCGAATAATGGAAAACTTCTATGTAGAACAATAGTTCAAAAAACATTAACAAAGGCTAATAAAGCGACTCAATCGCCATTTACAATTACAACAAAAATGATACAAAGGTCGCAGCAAAGTAAAATATTTACATAAACAATTAGAAATTAGAAAAGAAAGAAGAAAAGAAATAACAAAAAAGAAAAGCCTAGAGGAAAACCTCTCAGAACCACAGGTTTTATATGAAAGAAATTTCATGGAAATATTCAAAGAGGAATATTGATGAGCTCATTGAAAACAAAGACAACCCGCGTAGGCTCTCTAAGAAAAGAGGGGAAGAGCTTAAAAACTCGCTTGGAAAGTTCGGTTTATGTCAACCAGTCGTTATCCAGCCAGATGGCAGTGTCATCGGAGGACATCAACGTCTCAAGACGCTCAGATCTCTCGGTTATGATCAAGTTTTTGTCGCGATACCTTCCAGAACTCTTTCAGAAAGAGAGTTCAGAGAGTTAACAATTACTCTTAATAAGGTTAGCGGGGAGTTCGATTTTGATATGCTCGCTAACCGTTGGGAACCTGACGTTCTAATGAGTTCAGGTTTCACAGAAGAAGAGCTTCACACAGAGATCATACCAAAAGAAAAACCAAAGATATTTTCTATCAATATAAAGTTTGACAATGAGGATGATTTGCGTCATGTCGAAAAAAATCTTCAACCTGTGATAGACCTTTTCCCAGCGGCTACTATGAAAGTGAGGTGTAGTTAATGACGAAGAAAGCGATGGGAAGAAAGAAAATAGAGTTTGATTGGGATAGGCTAGATAAATTCTTAATGTCTGGTTGTTCTGGAGCTCAATCAGCAGCAGCGGTAGGTATTAGTTTCGATACTTTGAATAGAAGGTGTCAATCAGAAAAAAAGACAACTTTTGCCACTTATGCCGCTAAGTTGAGACAAAAAGGAGATTCGATGCTCCATGCTAAGCAATATCAGGTGGCAATGGATGGTAATACCACTCTATTAGTCTGGCTTGGTAAACAAAGACTCGGACAGTCTGATCAGCCTAGAGAAAAACAAGAGTTTAATGGAACTTTATCAAATCTTTTGTCTGTAATGCATTTAATTAAGAGCTCAGAGGATTTTGAATCTTTAGTTGAGCTATCTAAGAAAGAGGAGATAAAAAAACCGAAAATAGAAGAAGGCATCAAATGTTGATTTTATATATTTACTCCTTTTTTTTATTAATAATAGGTCTCGTTGCCATTAAACTTGTTTATGATGAAACCGCTTGGTTAACAAATAGTTCGATAGATTTTCTTAGATTAGAAAGGAATTTATATAAAGAATGGAAGCTTCATCGTGAAGTTAAAAAAATGGAAAAATTGATTGAAAAAGAGCTAAAAAAAATAGAAAAGGAAGAGAAAAAGTTTAAAAAGGAGAAAAGTTGTGGAAAAGAACGAATCTTTGATCACTGTTAAAAACCTAGAAGATTGCCTATCTAATATTTTTATGAAATCAATTAGAAAGATCAATGCATGTGAAAAAAGGATTAACAAAGCTGTTAACGAAATGAAATCTAAATCACTAGAATTTGGCAAAATGAGAAAAACGCTGAATGACGGTTTAAAAAAATATTCAGATAAATTAGATGGAATAGAAGAAACCTTCTTTATACTTTATCATAACATCAAAAAGAACCAATTTCTATTTGTTACCGAACCAGAGAGTTGGTATCAAAATTATTTAGATCTTAAGGAACATTATAAAGAAGAAAATGAGGATGATTTCGAAAAACCAGCCAATATACTTGAAGACCTTGTTAGTAAGATAATGAGTGAAGACTCTCAAGCTATAAACAAATGGATGTTGGATTTTTTGTTAAATGATAAACTTTAATGAAAACACTAATAAAATTCATGTGGAACTGTTTACTAGGATTGAATGTATATGTAACATTTAAAGATAATATTCTTTTTAAGAAATGTTTATTAATTATCCTAAAAAAATCGGAAAAAGTTCTTCAATTTCTAATAGATAATTTTAAATGATAAAGGTAAAATAGGAGATTCTAAAATTATAGGAATCAAAAATGTACGTCTACGATAAGAATTTTATAAACAAAATTCTAGAAATAAGCGATTTAGTAAAAATAATAAATACTTTTTTAGAAGAAGATCAGGTTTCTGTGTCAGAAACTTTTACCTGTCCTTTTTGTCAAGAAAAGGGTTTTGTAATCAGTTCTTTTCATCAAAGATTTTTTTGTTTTAATTGCGATAAAACTGGTAATATTATCGATTTTATAAAAATTTTTCATAAATTTTCATTTGAAGAGGCTATTATTTGTCTTGCTTTAGAACATGGTATCCCAATAATAAAATATGAAACAAATATATAATATTTTATGGAATTAACGAGCTTAAGCGATAAACAACTTGCCTCTTATCAAAGGTCTGACTCTCGTATCAACATATTTGAAGGGCCTGTAAGGGCTGGTAAATCTTTTATAGCTCTCTTGAGATGGTTAGATTTTTGTAGAACTGGCCCAAAGGGTCCGTTAATCATATGTGGAAGAACAGACAAGACAATTAAAAGAAACATTATTTCTCCTCTTCAAGATTTAGTTGGTAGCGCCGTTCAGTATTCAATTGGGAAGGGAGAAGTAAACCTTTATAATAGAACTATGTATGTAGTAGGAGCTAACGACGACCGTGCTGAAGCTAAAATCAGGGGGTCTGAATTCGCTGGTGCTTTAATCGATGAAGCTACTCTTATTCCTGAGAATTTTTTTAAAATGCTTTTATCAAGACTTTCTATACCAGAATCAAAGTTATTTTGTTCTACTAACCCCGATTCTCCCTATCATTGGCTAAAAACTGATTTTATGGATCGAAGAAATGAATTAGACCTGAAGGTGTTTTCTTATAGTATACACGATAATCCTACTTTAACAGATAAATATATATCAGACTTATCTGCAGAATATCAAGGACTTTGGTATAAGAGATATATCGAAGGTAAATGGGTACAAGCAGATGGAGCTGTTTATGACTTTTTCGACGAAGACATTCATACTATTCAAATGCCTCCTGCCCCCGCTAATTATTATATCGTTGGTGTTGATTACGGCACTACTAATCCATGTGTTTTTACGCTTATTGGCTATAATCCTGGTGTATATCCAAATATGTGGTTAGAAAAAGAATATTATTTTGATTCTAAAAAGGAATTAAGACAAAAATCTGATTATGATTATGCACTTGATATGATTGAATTTATTAAGGGTTATAATGTAAAGAAAATCTATATTGATCCATCTGCTGCTTCATTTAAACAAGAACTACGTAGAAATAGCATTTATAATGTTGTCGATGCTGTTAATGACGTTGTTCCTGGTATAAGATTTGTTAGTCAATTACTTACTAACGGAACATTGAAGATATGTTCTAATTGTAATGAAACAATAAAAGAATTTAGTAATTATCTTTGGGATTCTAAGGCGTCTGAAAAGGGGTTTGACAAGCCGCTTAAGAAATTCGACCATTGCCTCGACTCAATTCGTTATGCCTTAGTAACTTGCTTCTTTAATAAAAATCTAAGACCAGAATTTACAGCAGATGATGCAGAAAAACTAGAACGTTTATATTCTAAAAATATTTATTGATAATAACTAATATTTTAATTATAATAAAGTAAAGAGGTAGGAAGGAAATATGAATAAATTTTTTATACCGCTACTAATATTACTTTATAGCTGTTCTCATGTTTCTAAATGGCAAGAAGAGTTTCCAGATAATTATGCAGAAGAAGTCTTTGAAGATTTAATAAAAGAAAAGACTGGTAAAAATATTGATCTTACTCCATTGACTGGGGAAGAGAGACAATCTTATATTAATCAGGGAACGGAATAATCTTATAAAAAACTAAAGTGAATCTATAGTTGCCATTACGGAGATTTATAGATCTCTAATACTTTCTACTTGAAAGACTCAGAACCACACTCGAAAGAGTTGAGTCATCTACACGTGAGGAATACATGACAAAGAGTACAGATAATGCTATTGTTCGTGAATATAATGATAATTACGAATCTGCATATTTAGCATGGAATCCATATTATCCTATGGCTAATAGGGATTTGAGATTCTTTTTAGGCGATCAATGGGATAACCAAGAGAAACAAAAGTTATATGAAGAGGGAAGAAACGCTTATTCATTTAACCTAATCAGAAGAAACATTAATTTACTTACAGGATATCAAAGAAAACACAGGCTTAGCTCTGTTGTGGTTCCTCAAGAAACATCTGATCAAGCGTCCGCTGATCAATTATCACAATTATTACTTTATGCACTTAATTATGGCGAAGGATATAAATTCATATCTGAAGCTTTTGGTGGTGCTTTAAAAACAGGTTTTAATTTATTAGACATTTGGATGGATTATAGAGATGATCCAATAAATGGAGATATTAAATTTGGTAGGGAGCCATACAATGGCTTTATCGTCGATCCTTATTTCACCCAGCTAGATTTCTCAGATTGTTCATATGTAATTAAACGTAAGTACCTTTCTCCAGCACAAGCTGCTTCCTTATTGCCAGGCCAAGAAAAAGACGTATATATGCTAGCAAAGCAAGGATGGTCTAGAGACGATAAATTTACATGGCTTCCTTACCAAACTCAACCAAACGGACAAGATTTCATCGCTTATAATGAATATTATAAACAGGGATGGGAGAATGTCGATGTAATAGTAGACCAAGAAACTGGTGAATATACGGAATGGAAGGGAGATAAAGAAGGGTTAAGATTCTTTTTACAAAATTATCCTCAATTAGAAGTTGTAAAGCGCCCTAAGAAATTTGTTGAATGTAATATTATTCTAAATGATCACTTAATGAGAACTGAAAAGAATCAATATGGTCTAAATGAGTATCCATTTGTTCCCTTAGTTGGTCTTTTTGAGCCTGAATCTGAGCATTGGGAACTTAAAATGCAGTCTCTTGTAAGGTGTCAAATAGATCCTCAAAGAGAGGCTAATAGAAGGCGCTCTCAGATGATAGATATCTTAGATTCTAGTATTAATTCTGGATGGATTGCTAAAAAATCTTCCGTTGTTAATCCACGTTCTTTGTTTCAGTCTTCACAAGGAAAAGTTATTTGGAAAGAAGAAGATACACAACCAGGTGATATAGAAAAAATTCAACCATCTCAAATACCACAAGGAATGTTCGAGCTTCAAAAACAATTTGATCAAGATATAATGACAATTACAGGTGTTAATGATGCAGCTTTTGGAATGACAGAAAATGCTCAAGAATCTGGTATTATGATGATGCTTAGACAAGGAGCATCTATAGTTAATCTACAGGATATTTTTGATAACCTCCGCTTTTCGCAAAAATTAATATCTAAAAAAGCATTAAAGTTAATACAAACATGGAAGCCAGAAAAAATAGAGAGAATTATTAATCAAAAGCCGACTCAGCAGTTTTATGACCAGGACTTCATCAAATATGATATTACAGTTCAAGAAGGTGTATTAACAGATACTCAACGTCAAATATATTTTAGACAGCTAGTTGATTTGAAACAACTTGGCGTTCCAGTAACAGGAGAGATGCTTGCAGATGCAGCTCCACTCCAAGGAAAAACAGAGTTTAATCAACAAATTGCTCAAATGGAACAGCAACAATCGCAAATAATGCAAAAGCAACAGCAAGTAGAACAAGAAGTATTAAATTCACAGCTTGAACTAAATAAATCAAACTCAATCAAAAATATTGCAAGCGCTAAAGAAGATTTCACTAGATCTGTAGCTAATATGGGCCTTCAAGAAGAAAGAAACTCAGAAGCTATACAAAACCGCGCTCAGGCATCATTGGACAGAGCTAAAACAATGAAAGAACTAGAGTCAATGAATGATGATAGATTAATGAAATATATGCAAATAGTTCAAATGATGGACTCAATTAATAAAGTTAAAGAGGAAGAGAATAAAGCAGAAGATATAGCTATAACAGCTTCATCAGAACAAATGAACTCGGCTTTTCCTCAAAATCAAACTACTCAGGTGCCAGCAGCTGCACCCAGTGGATTCCAACAGTAACCTTCGGAGGTTTAAATGAAAGATATAGATAAAATGCAAGAGAAGATGGGATCCAAGCCTAATTATGGCAAAGGATTTAATCTTAAAGACAATACTCAAGCAAGCCCAGTTAAAGGCATTAATACAATGTCTCAAAAATATGATATGGGAAAATGCAAATATTACACTGACGGCACAAAAGGCTATCCAGCTGAAGCTGTTCAGGGTGATAAATACGGATATTAAGGAGATAATTTATGGTTCAAGAGACTGGGGAGACCCGCGACGCAATCATTGAAGACGACAACAAAGAAATACAAGCAATCGTAGCTGCAAATAGCGACAAAATTGATCCTTATTGGATTGTAGTATTTGCTAAACCGTCCAAGACTGCCGTAGATGGTTATCCCACTTTAGTGAAACATATTAAAGCATACAATGTTAAACCACCTCCTAGCGTAGGAATGATTTGTGGTGAAGTAAATAATCCTAAAGGAACAATTACTTGGGATGTAAATATGCCACAAAAACCGTTTGACTTTGATGCCCTACAATTAGTAGGAGCTAAGCCATGTAATGAAGTAGTCGTAGAAACTACATCTATTCCAGGAGCTTATATAACAAAATAGTGCCGCCGACTCTGACACAAAAACTAAACCACTAGGGTCAGATAGGGCGAAAAAGGAGCTACATAATGATAGAAGAAAATACCGTTTCGGGCGATCAAAATTTGGAAGCCGCCGTTCCACCATCTAATGAAACTAATCAAGCTCAAGAAGAGCAGCTGCAAGAAACACAAGCTACATCAGAAGAGCAAAATGTTCCACTTACAGCATTGCAATCTGAAAGAGCGAAAAGACAGCAGATGGAAGATGAACTCAAAATGATAAAGGACCACTTAGCCCTTTCTCAAGTAAAACAATCGCAGACCATTCAAAAACAAAAAGATGAATTTGAGGGGTTAGAAGATGGAGATGTCATGACAGTAGGAGAGTTTAAAAAGCTTTCTTCAGGAATGGCTAACAAATTCCAAATGACGATTGAAGAACTTAAAATGGCTCAGAAGCATCCAGATTATCAAGATGTCATCACAAAATATTTACCCGATGTATTGAAAAAAAACCCAGGGTTACAAAACACACTGCAAAAAACACAGGATTATGAACTTGCTTATTATTTGGCTAAAAATTCTGACGAATATAGAGGAGCAAATAAGAGAATTAAGAAGTCCGCTGATGCACAACGCATAGTTGAGAATGCCAATAAGGCAGGAAG